AAGAAGCCCCAGAGAGCGAAGAAGAGAATAATCGAGTTAGTTATATGCCTTCTCATTGCACTAAGTCCAAGCCTTGAAGTACCTGGTGAACTGCACGATTACGCTCTAGGAATACTGCTTGCCCATAAGCGGTAACTGCATCATCCCAAACATCGAAAAGGTGTGCGTGATTCAGGAAATCTTTACCACAAGCAACCCAAGCCTTGTAAGCGTTGACTGCATCAAGAAATAACTCTTCAGGGCTTCGCATTATGCACCAGCCTTAGCTTCAGCGTATTCTCCAACGGCCTGCTCTAAGTTATCAATCTGATCAATGTCGAGACTGTAATAACCTGCGATTGCATACATGTTTGATTCATCAACTAATGTCAAACCATCCATAGCGTTACAGCAGACAGTTTTCACGCCTGTTGTTGAGCAGTAGCAGCAGAAAGCCAGCTCAGTATCAACTTCATTGACTAACTCCCAGAAGAAGAACTGCCCTAAATCTAGATTAGGGTTTGCTTCGACTGCTTTGTTTAGTTTGTCCCAAAGTCCTTGAGACTGAACAACTGTTTCCTTGACTGTAATCATTTCTTGTCCTTTATTTGTCCTTTAGGCTTTCTGCCTATAACTCAAGTATAGGCGCAAGAAGTAGCGCAAGGGAAGTATTTAGGAAGTGTTTTTAGATTACAGTTTGGTAAACAATTTAAGGGTAATTAGAGATAGTAACCGCAACACCAGGCTGACCAGTAGCGTACTTCTTAGACACTTCAAGCCTTACAACCTGACTATCATCCCCCCAAACCCCTTCACCTTTAGCGCTGATGCCATCCATAAGGCTGCGCAAAATCTTGTCCAAATCGGGGGGAACAGTTGGGTAAGGGCGCTTTACTGAAGGCTTACGAGTCAAATAGAACACCGCTTCAACCTTTACTGCGCCTTCAAACTTGCTTAGATCACCTGAATCCTGCATGGCCTGCTTGACTGCATCACTGACCGCTTTACGCCAAACCGGTAAGCCAGGAGAAGCTTCAATAATCAGCGGGATGTTATTGCCCGCAGCAGTCCTACGCGTACCAACATAGCGCTTCGAGCCTTGCGGTCTCGGCTCAAACCCGAAAACAGTAAAACTGAAACTATCTCTTGCCATACTCAAACAATCGCTTCAACATCACATCAACAGCAACCGGATTAGCGTCATTAGTAACAAACCGCCTTCCAAGTAACTTAGCTGCATGAGCAGTAGAACCAGAACCCCCGAAAGGATCAACAACAGCATCACCAGCTTTAGTATGCACTTCAATAAAAGGCTTTATCAAATCCAAAGGTTTCTGATTAGGATAACCAACACGCTCAGGATGCGTATTAGACAAAGTTATATCCCAAACTGAAGCAGCCTTCTTAGTCCCTTCATAACCCTTCTTTGGGGCTTTACGATGCACTAAAGGAATAAAGTCTGCTTGAAATAAAGGATTAGAAGTTTTACTGAAAAGCAGAATCGTATTATGTTTATTCGCCCACCATTTAGAAGCACCACGCCCCAGCCCAAAAGTCCAAATAATTTCATTCTGCGGAATAAAACCAATTTTAAGCATCTCGCAGTAAACCTGATGGACTGACCGATAATCTAAACAAATAGCAAGAACACCAGTATCAGTCAAAGCATCAAAAGCAGCTTTACCAACATCAACCATCAATTCAATAACCTGATCAACAGTCAAATCCTTATATTGTTTAGCAGTTGATTCAATACGCTGAACATTATTAGTTCCAAAAGGCGGATCAGTCCAAATCAATTGAACAGCATTAGAAGGCAAAGCTTTCATAAACTTGACTGCATCAACCGCATAAAGCGAACCTGAAGCATCAGAAGCAATCGGCAACATTATTTCTTCCCATAGTAATTCACCAAAATAACCGCATACAGGAAAACCCCTATCAACGCGTTGATGGCTGATAAGGGTTGAACTGTAAACAGACTGTTTGTGAGTAATAGGCTACCCAAGAAGAAACCTATAACCCAAGGTTGCATTTAGAAGGGTAGATCAGCAGACACGCTTGGCTTGGCTTCAGCAACAACAGCGTTGTTCACATCAAGCTTCACCTTGCGACCAGGCTTGCCAGTCTTATCTTCAAAATCTTCAATCTTTGCTGACAGTTGACCTGTAACAGTAACTTCAGTATCAACAGCCAGATTGTGTGAGACAGCAAACCAAACTGTCCAAGTGCGAGTGTAATCTTCACCAGTAGCGCTCTTGTAGCTCTCAACCAAAGACAGCCCTTGATTGCTTGCACCGAATACTTTATTTACTTTTCCTGTTACCTTGACCTGAGCCATAAGTTTCCTTTTCTATGAATGTTTATTTGTTGCTTCCAAAAGTTTAGTTCTTAGGTACGACATGCTTAGGGTTTACGCAGTCTGTATGCCTGCAACTTCTTTCCCCTGGTAAGAAGAGCTTGCCTTGCTCATCAATAGGCCGAAGTTTCGCATCCAAATCCCCTAAGTGCGGAGTACAGCGCAAATTGCCATATTGAATAGTTTTCTGGGGTTTAGCGCGACAGCTGATACAAAGAAGATCCTTGCGACCCCTTTTATCTGCTGCAACAGCCCAAACAAAGCCACACCTGCGACAAGCAACCTGATTCTCTTCCACGCTTCCTAGTGTAATTCTTTCACTCTCGAATAAGCCCCATCAAACACCTGATCGAATATTCCTGTTGCCCCATGCCTATTCTTGACAACATCAAAAGTAATTAGGCTTTTCATACCCATCAAAGCGCTATTCCAATCTTGATTCTTCTCTAAATCGGCATCTCTGCCCTTATCAACATCAGACTGCTTACGCGAGAGCATAACGATAACATCAGCATCCTGCTCAATCTGGCCAGAATCCCTTAGATCACTGGCGTTAGGTTTGTCATCGGGTTTGTTATCTACCCTGCGATTGAGCTGAGCAAGCGCAACAATGGGTATGCCTAGTTCTTTTGCTAAGTTCTTTAGGTCAATGGAAATCTGCGAAATCTGCTCATACTTAGGCGCACGCGGGTTAGCAGCAGTAACAAGCTGAAGATAGTCAACCACGATTAGTTTGACAGGTTGCTTCTGCATAACGGCTAAAGCATAAGCCCGCAACTGAGCAACAGTCTGCCCGCCACGATCACTAATAATCAACTTATTTCTGGCAGAAGAAATCAAAGCATCAATCTTCAACAACTGAGCATTAGAGAGACTATTACGCTCAATGTCAGACAGCGGAATATCGAGTTCACCTGCAACAGCACGATTCAACAAACTGCTCTTATCCATTTCAAGGCTAAAAAACAGCACTTCATCAGTGCGAGCAAGTTCCCAAGCAAGTTGAAGGCCTACAACAGTTTTACCAACACCAGGGCGCGCACCAAACACATAGAGTCCCTGCTGCTTTAACCCAACAATCAAGTCATTCAATCTAGGGAAGCAAGTTGGCAAAGTTTTCTTAGGATTCCTGATATCCCTGAGCATCATCTGCAAATCAAACCGCAAATCAGGCAGTTCAAACGCTTCAACAAACTTTAGTTTGTCTAGCCTTGCCTTGACCTGTTCGATACGAGCCGAAACATCCCCATCAGCCTGCATCTCCAACGCCAAAAGTCTCAACTGGCGGTCAACACTCTCTTCAACGACACGAGAAACATAATAAGAAACATGCGAAGGAGCAACACCAAAATCAAGGCTATTCGCAACACGCCTGCGAGCTTCAGGATTCAGTTTCGCGCAAACAGAAAAAACATCAATGACTTTATTGGCAGACTCAAGTTCTCTAATGACTGAATACGCTTCAGCAAACCAAGGAGCATCAAAATCAGCAGCATCAAGATTCACATGATCTAAAACAGCCCCATGCGAGTTGAGAATAGCCCCAATAACAAGCTCTTCAAAATCAATGTTCACTTATCTCCCCCCTTAGCGCTCGGAAAGCATGCCAAACAAGCATCAACAAGCTTGCTATCGGTATGAGCATTATCAATCCACCACCGACCATCCCTAGAAGTCTCAAAAAACTCAAGAAACTCTCTACGCTCAACAAACGACAAATCAGGCCTAGCCTGAGCAATAACATTCCAAAACGGAGAACCTGGAACAGAACTAAAAACAAGTTTCTGCCCCTTATCTAATTTATTTAATCCTTTATTTAATAGGGGGTCAATTTGGTCACTAGTTGACAGGTCATTTTGGTCATTTACAGCGGTCATTTTGGTATCTAACAAAGCGGTCAAATCAGCCTGTTTAGACTCAAGAAAAGGAATGAAATAAACATTACTTTTACCTGACCTATTAC